AGGATCGAAAGGCTCTTTGCACGGTTTAACAAAGTTTTCAATGGAAGATGCTCCAGCAAATACTTTTTTTCTTGAATATATAGCAAGACCACAAACAGCTGAAATATTTTTTGAAGATGTTTTAATGTCATTAGTATTTTATGGTATGCCAATACTTGCAGAAAATAATAAACCAAGATTATTATATTATTTACGAAGAAGAGGCTATAGAGGTTTTAGCATGAACAGGCCAGATAAAATATGGAACAAACTGTCAGTTACAGAAAAAGAAGTTGGTGGTATGCCAAATTCTAGTGAAGATATAAAACAAGCTCATGCTGCCGCTATTGAAATGTATATTAATGATCATGTTGGATTATTACAAGACGGTACTTATGGCACTATGTATTTTAACGAAACGTTAAATGATTGGTCTAAATTTGATATAAATAAAAGAACAAAGCATGATGCTTCAATAAGCTCTGGTCTAGCTATAATGGCTTGTAATAGACATTTGTATCGACCTAATCCAAAAAAACAAAAAGCGCCATTAAATATACATATATCAAGATATAATAATAAAGGATTTTCATCACAGATAATTAAAAATAAAATATGAGACAAGAACATTCTATACATTTTCCATCACAAGCTGTTAGCGATTTAGAAAAATTAAGTGAGGAATATGGTTTAAAAGTAGCAAGAGCTATAAGGCACGAATGGTTCTCAGGAACTACATCTAAGTATAATAGTCACAAAAATAATTTTCATACACTAAGATTATATGCTAGAGGTGAACAGCCAATACAAAAATACAAAAATGAATTATCTATAAATGGTGACTTATCGTATTTAAACTTAGACTGGAAGCCAGTTCCAATTATACCTAAATTTGTAGACATTGTTGTTAATGGTATGGCCCAAAGAAATTACGAAATAAATTGCTTTTCACAAGATGAACATGGAGTTAGTAAAAGAACTGAGTATATGGAGTCTATATTAAATGACATGAAAGCTAAAGAATTTAATAATATAGCTAAACAACAGTTTGATATAAATCTTTATGAAAATGATCCTGAAAAATTACCTGATTCCGAAGAAGAATTAGCACTGCACATGCAGTTAGATTATAAGCAAGCTGTAGAGCTAGCAGAAGAACAAGCTTTAAATGTTTTATTAGAAGACAGTAATTATGACTTAGTAAGAAAAAGATGTTTATACGACTTAACTGTTTTAGGCATAGGTGCTACAAAAACTACATTTGATTTTAGCAATGGTGCTAGAGCAGAATATGTTGATCCAGCAGATTTAGTTTACTCACATACTGAGTCTCCATATTTTGAAGATGTATATTATATTGGAGAAGTAAAAGAATTACCAATAAACGAATTAGTAAAAGAGTTTCCAGAATTATCTGAAAAAGAAATAGAAGATTTAGTAGATAAATATGCATATCCATTAGACTATGTTGCTAATAGAGATAAAAATAAAGTTAATGTTTTATATTTTAATTATAAAACATATATGAATGATGTTTACAAGCTTAAATCTACAGCTACTGGCGGAGAAAAGATAATACAAAAAGATGATACTTTTAATCCACCTGTAGAAAACATGGAAGGTGATTTTAGTAAGCTAGAAAGAGTTGTTGAAGTTTTATATGAAGGTGTTTATATTATAGGTGCTGACAAGGTTTTAAAATGGAGAATGTGCCCTAACATGATGCGTTCTGACTCTGATTTTGGTAGAGTTAAAATGAATTATCAAATAGTAGCACCTAGATTATATGAAGGTAGAATAGAAAGTTTGGTAGGCAGAATAACTAGTTTCGCTGACATGATACAGTTAACTCATTTAAAACTACAACAAGTAATGGCACGTATGGTGCCTGATGGTGTTTATATGGATGCGGATGGTTTAGCTGAAATAGATTTAGGTAATGGAACTAACTATAATCCACAAGAAGCTTTAAATATGTTCTTTCAAACAGGTAGTGTTATAGGTAGAAGTTTTACTTCAGATGGCGATATGAATCCTGGTAAAGTTCCAATACAACAAATAAATAATGGAGTTAATAGTGGTAAAATACAAAGTTTAATTACAACTTATAATTATTATCTTCAAATGATAAGAGATGTGACAGGTTTAAATGAAGCAAGAGATGCTAGCACTCCAGATAGAGATGCGTTAGTTGGCGTTCAAAAACTAGCAGCTGCTAATTCTAATACAGCAACAAGACACATATTACAATCAATGTTATATTTAACTGTAGAAGTTGCTGAGTGTTTATCGTTAAGAATATCTGATATAATAGAATACTCTCCAACAAGAGATGCTTTTATAAGAGCGTTAGGCGCACATAATGTAGGAACTTTAAAAGAAATGCAAAATTTACATTTATATGATTTTGGTATATTTATAGAACTAACTCCAGATGAAGAAGAAAAACAATTACTTGAAAATAATATACAA